AAGGTTGCCGGGTCTGAAACAGGAATGACGTCAATATTGTCGCTAAAATCAGCCCGCAGGATGTATTGGTCAGCTTGGGCCATCTTGTAGGGGTATTTATCCGGCAGATACATCCCGTTGAGTTTAGCAATGACCTTAAATTCTTGTTTTTGGCTATTGTGAAGTCTTTTGTGGATTGCGGAGAACACCCGCGCATTTTCTTCAAGCAGCGCAAGGGTTGTACCGACCGGGGTGTTCTGGTTGGCGTCACTGATGTTGAGGTTGGCGGCATTTGCGAACTTTTTGGCCACTTCAACGACGTATTGAAGCAAAAGAAGCATCGTTTGACTCGGCTCCTTGAAGGGGAGAGCCATAATTGCCTTGTTTACGTCATCGACAGCCGCGTCAATGTCTACAAACTCGCCGGGGGCAATTTCGATCTCTCCACCCTTTACCCGCCCACGAAGTTTAAATCCGCCTTGCATGTTCGCATAGGCAGCAGAGTCAAGAAGAGCGCGTAAGGCTCCTGTCGCAGCCTTACCCAAACCGCCAATAATGTGATACAGACCCTGGCCATAGAAACCAAGGCCCGGAAGAAACTTATATGACGTATGCCAGACGTTCTTTTTATATCGGGTATCACCTTCATCCCAGTTACGACGAATAGCGATCACTGTCTGTGTTTCTTTATGGATGGTTACGATGAAAGGTTTATCTGGTTCCCCATCCTTGGACTCAATATCCAGGTATCTGTACTGCTCCAACAACGTGATTGGGGCGTCAGTGACATCCGAAGACGGTTCAGTGCCCTCTACTTCGTGGACAGCCTCGTGATGTTCGTCAGAAAGAGGTTCTTGATTTGGGTCTATAGGTAAATAGAACTTATTATAGACATATTCTGAAAAATCCTGTTTTGAGGGGGTGAGTATTTCGGTTGCGCGCTCGGCAGTGGCTAGAGATGTGGCGTCATAGTTTACCACAAGATCTTCGGCATGGACGAATCGACTGGTGATTCGGCCTAGGCGCTCATCTTTCCAGCTTTTCTTGAAACAGTGGCCCACGAGAGGCAGATGGAAGAGCATTTGGTCCAGATCAGGGAAGTACTCTTCCATTTCCTCTGTAATCTGGTAGTTCATATAATTCGAAACACGAGCGGCCTGCTCAAGCAGTTCACGGGTCGGTTCTCCTACGACCGTAGCCCCCACGGGTCCGCTGGGCGGGAAGAGCTCACCTATCGCCCGCGCCTGGAACTCTGTGGCCGCTTCCGCGATAACGGGGTGGTTCAATTCTGTGAGATGACGCCTGCCCCGTTCTGACTGCTTCTCATCCCCAGCGTGTTCTTCTGGGGCCATGGACTTAAGACCCTGCTCATAGACCCGAAACCATTCGGCTCGACTGGTATTATCATTTGTAAAGTCTTCCAGAACTTCGGAGCCAAGGGTGGTGAGAACATCGAGGGTGAGGGTTGGGGCTAAATTATCATCCCATTCTAAGGTTGCGAGCTCGTCGCTGTCGTCGCTGGGGTCTTCCCCTATAACTATGCCACCATCATCGGTGGGATGGATGTCCGGGTCTTCGTCAATGGCCGTATAGATATCAGCCATAGACGGCACCCCTTGGAATTATGGAAACAACATTTTGAGATAGGGGATCGTCACGTTCTACAGGCTCAACATCATAGGTATCATCACCAAGTGGGACTGCAAACCACATTGAGTGAAGTCGGATAAGAGCTTGTGTCACCGTGTCCATCACATCTGCACCATCACCAGCCGGAAAAATAGCACAATGGTCGATCACTTCTTGCGCCCATCGCCGGTCAGGGTACCACACGATGCCAGACTCAAACAAGGGGCTTGCTGCATGAGCCCTTGCGACCTTGTCCCTATCCGGGGAATAAGTGATAACTGGGACGTTCGCTTGGCGAAGATCCTGTATGAGCGATTGGCCGGACGCCTTCTTCTCAATGAGAACAGCATCAGGCTGCCACGTCTTGTACGTCTCCTGGGCTTTACGTCGCAGATCGGGGTAGGCAACACGATCGCGGTAATAGTCAATGAGGAGCACATTATATCGTCCGTTGCGCGCGAAGACCGCCCATGTCGTGCAGGCGCTGAAAGAGGCCGTGTCCTTTTCTGAGAACGCCGTGTCCCAAGACTGAAGAACATAGATGTACGGGGGGTAGGTATCCGTTGGCCACTTCTGCCACCATGCGGCCTTGATAATCCCGCCGCCCTTGGGGGCCGGGCGCTGTTGAAGTTGTCCCGCGGACGCATAGGTGCCGAGGGTGGTTTTAAGGCTGTTGAGAATTTTTAGGGGGATGCGCTCGGGCCACAACAGTTCGTCTTCCTCGGTGCGGGGGTCATTCTGATGGGTTGCCGTGGGGAGGGTCGTGTGGAATGGAAAGGGGTGGTTTTGTTCATACTCTGCCGGAACACAAAGATGTGTCCACTCGGTACCGTCTTCCTCGGCTCTGCGGAGGATATGCCCTGTGAGATCAGATTGATGAACGCGCTGCATGATGACCACAAAGGCACCCGTGCGGGGGTCATTGAGACGAGTTTGAAGAGTAGAATCCCACCATTCAATTACTGAGGTTCTCACCGTGTCGGATTCAGCCTCGTTTACGTTGTGGGGATCATCTACCACTATGATATCACCACCTTCACCGGTGATGCCCCCGCCCACGGAGGATGCAATGCGATGCCCGTTGTGAGTATTCTCAAACCGGGACTTTACGTTCTGGTCGCCACTGAGTTGGAAGCGGTTTGACCAGTTTTGTTGATACCATGGGGAATTGATGAGACGTCGGCATTTGACACTGTCACGAATGGAGAGGGAGGAGGCGTAGGATGCGTAAAGGAATTGGAGGTGGGGTTTGTGGATCCATGCCCAGGTCAGGAAGGCCACTGAGCACGTTATGGACTTCATATGCCTGGGGGGGATGTTTATGATAAGTCGTCGGATGTCGCCGTTGACTACCGCCTCGAGGTGCTCGCAGATGGACTGGATGTGCCAGTTGTCGTAATAGGTTCTGCCGGGTTCGAGTGTGGGCCAAGCCTGGATAATGTATTCGTGCATGGACTTTTCCGCCAGGACGCGGTCGATGTCCTGGATGGATACTTCATCCTGAAGGGAGGAGAGGATGTCGGTTGTGGTCAATAGGATGAGCCTTTTGAACGGTCAAGATCAAAGAGGGGGAAGAAGTCCTTGTTGGCGTCGAATAGCATTATGTTTTCGGCACCGTTCTCCGTGGTATTGAAACCCGTGGGGGCCTTGGGCATTGACTTAATGTCTCTGGAATAGTTTTCTATAATATCCCAATCGCCATCGTCCATACTGTGAAGGATTTTAGAGCGGTGGTAATCTTTGAGTTTTTCAAATTCTCGGAGTGGGTCTTTGGATACGTCGAAGCCTTGTTGTTTGGCGGCTTGGCGTTCCAATAGGCCCTCGGTGACGGTGTCGAACAGGGAGTGACGGTCCTCGGGGCTGGTATAATCAAAGATGTCGCCGCGCCCTAGTCCGGGGATAATGCGCTGGCCGTTTTCAATACCATATTGCCCCCCGTTCCAATTATTGGCGAAGTCTAGGTCAGTGGAAAAGCTGGTGAAGGGATAGTTCCGGTGCTCCCAGGATGGAAAGGAATCGCCGGTGGCGCTGTGAAACAGTAGTTGGGGCTCTTTAGATGGGGTGGTGAGTATGTTGGGGTTTTTGGTGAGAATGTCATCGAGGCGGGGGCGAACTGCGCGGATGAGTTTGTCTAGGGGGTGGGCTTGGGGGGTGGTGGGGTCGGCAAGGAGGGTGGAGGCTCCGGCGGCTGTCGCTGCGGTCGCTGCGGTGAGGGGTGCGGGGGAGGCCAGTAAGTCGCGGAATGAGGTCCAGTTGGGGTTGAAACTGGCGTGGGTGGAGCGGAGATCAGATGGGTCTGGGTAGATACTTAAATCATGGGGGGGATAGTCTGGTACCCAGTCACTATAAATATCAAGGTTGTAGTCGCCTGGGTCGCGTACCTTGTCAATTTTTAAAGAACCTGATTCAGGCCAAGGTTCGTCATACTCACTGTTTAGTTTATTTTTGGTGGGTTTTGTTCGCAGGGAAAGAAGATTTCCTCCTTCTAGTGGGTCTGCATATGAAGAAGCAATGTATGGGTCTGAAGTGGTGTGGACCCCATCTACTGCTCCTCTAAAAAATTTATCTTCTCTAAACTCTGGGACGTCTGCAGAAGTGCCATGATATTGGGGTTCGGGGAGGTAGCCCTGGTCGGTGGCTCGTTGGTGGCGGGCTGTTGGGGATACATCATAGCCCTGTTCCTCGGTGAGGACGTGGTGGGGGGATTCGCCTTTGGTGATGCGCTGGGTGGCTCGCTCGGGGTTTGAGATGGGAGGGCCCTTGAGAAGATGCGAAAGATCACGCTCCTTTAGGAGCTGTTCGAGGAGAGCTTTCCAGGGACCAGGCATAGGGCGCTATAGCACGGGGGGCGGGGGATTGCAATTTTTTTGAGATTTCGAGGGGCGATGGGCTGTGGTCAGGAGTGGGGGGTTCAGGGGCGAGGGGTCAATGTGATCGCAGTACAGGTTCAATGGTACCTAAATCATTTCTCAAGATGTGGGTCATCATCGTCTCCGGTCCCTAACCATAGGTTACGTCACCTGACCCAACATACGTGACCTCCCGCCCCGTCTCCGTCCGCCACGCGTCCCTAACCATAGGCTGTATCCCCCGACGCAATGCACGTGATCCCCCTGCCACTAACCATAGGCTGTATCCCCCGACGCAATGCACGTTACCTCCAGTCCCCTAACCATAGGCTGCATCCCCTTGCCTATTGCACGTGACACGCTGGCCACCACCACCTGTCCGCTGGCCACCACCACCTGTCCGCTGGCCACCACCACCTGTCCGCTGGCCACCACCGGGGCCAGGCACCCTAGTACCGGGGCCAGGCACCCTAGTACCGGGGCCAGGCACCCTAGTACCGGGGCCAGGCACCCTAGTACCGGGGCCAGGCACCATGGGCCACGGGCGCGCAAAAAAGGGGCCGCACGTGGCGGCCCCTTGCTTGGTGGTAGTAGGGTTAAATAAGGGTGGAGATACAGGAAAAAATCCCCAATCCTTTTGCGTATACTTTGTCCCTCTTGGCATGGGCAATAATGGCACGGTTTATTGCACCTGGACCCTTGGGTAGCTGGGAAAACGGTACTTCCACAGAGACCAGGGTGCCGTCATGCAGGATGCCGTGGCAGTAACTAACGTCCCAGGCTGGAAAGCCAGGATCGCTAAGGAGGCGAAGACGAGTGATCTCGGCCAAATCAGGGTTGGCCCAATCTACCGTAAGGGACCGATCGGCCTTGTGATAGTTGGAAGGGTTTTCAAGTCCTTGGGTTTCGTTGCGGTACATAGGGTTAACTCCTTCTTTCTAAGACAAAAAATAGGGGCCGCACGTGGCGGCCCCAGTTAGTGCTACGCCTTGGGGGCCTCCAAGGCAATGAGCCCCTGCTGCTGCGCCTGACGCACATTGTTAATGCCAGCCGGGCCGTAAATGGTGGCGTCCTCGCGCACCATTTTATAGTATTCGGCGACCGTTTTGCCGTCACACTTTGCAAACATCGCGTTGCGTTTATAACGCTGACTGGTCGGCTTTGCCTTAATCTTGCCGTCGGCCAGTACGCGGATGATGGACGTGGACACATTGGTCTTGCGACCCTTGGCCGGGGCAACGGCGACGGTGGTGATGGCCGGGGCAACGGCGACGGTGGTGATGGTGGTGGTTTTCTTAGCCATGATTAATTCCTCTTTCTACTTTCTATGGCGGTATTGCCATAGGCTTTTTCTAACAGGTTTTTCCAAGCTTGCAAGCAGATTCGGAAAATAAATGCTTAGTCACCTAAGTATTTCCCACGCGCCAATTTTAAAGGAACGCGCGCGAGCGCGTCACGTGAGAGAGTCCTGGTCTCCAGTCTTCATGGGTACCAGAACAGATAGCCGGGGCTTTTTATTCACTAAATCTTGCGAATTCTTTGGATCGGGTAAGTTCCAATCAACAAGGTGTCTTGATCTTGTTGACCTGCCTCTGTCCATTCAGTCATCCGAAGGCAGAGGACTGAAATCCCCCTCCACGGTCTTCATGTCTAGGATGTCACGCATCTTCTTCAATTGATCAGGTGTGTACTTAGTAAGGTCAATCTTCTTCTTGTTCCCTTCTGGAAGTTGCTCATCCTCTATCATTGGAGCGTACCCTCGCTTACGTCCGAGAGTCTGTAGAACAAACTTCGTCGCCTTGAAGCTACCGGCCAGAAGATCGAGGCGGATGTTCTCTTCAGCTTGGTCTAGGAGGGATGTCCGGTAGCTGAGACATATGTCTCTCAACTCATAGTGTTTGTCAATGAATGTGCAGAGGTCCAGGTGATTGATTTGAAGGTCAGTGGCGACTGCGCTGATGTTTCCGAAGTATTCGTGGAGCTTGTCCTCTATCAACTCAAATGGTATCCTAGTCGGTTGACGTTTGCTCATGGTCTTGAGTACTTTGTCAAGTGCTTGTTGAGCGAGGGGAGATCTCATGGGGTGCTCGATTCTGGTGTCGGGTGAGTGGAAACAGGTCCGTCTATATAGCTTTCCTCAAACCTTACTTCAATAACTCTCATTAATACACCCGCGTGCGCAAGGCAGACAAAACAAACAATTTTTTACTTGCTCAAAACCACTAACCATGTTAGACGCAGCCCTCTCAACCAATACCAACCAATACCAACCGATACCAGAACCAATACCACTATTAACTAATAAAAACAAAC